ACCAACTGTCATAGTATCTTTAACTTTATTTTTAATCATAGTATCAATTAAAGATTTCATATTATTCAAATCTTTAATAGTCATTGTTGTCATCATCTTATTAAAGTTTTCTATATTCATAGTTTATTGTCCTTCCTTGTTCATAGTTAATATAGTCATTATACCACAGATAATCATAATTGTCAAGCAAATAAAAAATGCTGTCCAATTTTCATTACCAATACAAGCACCATTACAATCTTCTATAGCACCAACGGCAAATATAGCAGATAAAATAGTAGAGATTCCAAAAAATGTTGTCATATTAAAGTATCTCCTCTACGTTATAGAAGTCAATACCTAACATATCAACGTTTTGAACATCTAAAATTTGTTTTTTAGCGTTCTCATAGTTAACTTCTTTGTTTTTGTAAGCGTCAATAATCTTATCAACGGCTTTTTCAGCTTCATCATAAGCCCATTCTTTAACTTTCATAGTGTTTCCTTTCTTATTAATCATTATATACTAAATATACAGGAAAACTTTACGATTGTAAAGCAAATAATCCCGAAAAAACAGGAAAAAATGAGAAAAAAACCCTTGTTTTTCAGTGTTTTATTGACTTTTTTGTTCTTATTTTGTTCTAATTGTTCAAAAACACTGGAAAACTGTAAAATTAGACCCGATTTAGAGAAAATTGGCGAAGAAATTACCGAATCAGTCGAATCAAAAAGAGAAATTGACGTAAATAATATTAAATCTGTCAAGGCAGGTTGTAATTTTTGAAATAAATAGTTGAAAAAGGGAAAAATATGAAAACTTGTCAAAATTGCGGTCATCAATGTCATTGTGGAACAACTTGTAATCAACAACACACAGACGGAGATGGTAAAATTATAGAAATTGAGTGCTGTAAAGAGTGCCGACACGAAGTAAAAATTGAAAATCCCGAAAACCTATTTAACGGAGCTTAATATGGCAAAAATGAGAAAATTCCTGTTTTGGAATGAGTCAGGAGAAGAACAGGAACGAGAAGAAATCAGTTTAAAAAAAGCAATCAGGTCTGTACAGTCACAATTTAAAGATAATATGATTAGTGTTGAATATATCAGTAAAAAAGGCAAAGAAATGTGTCATTCAGTATTAATACCAATTGGTCGAAAAGTAAAACAAGCTATGATACAAGAAAGAAGACGAGAAGCTTTAAAAGCTAAAAAATAAAAATTATGCCAGCTGTTAGTAGAGTAGGAGATAGTTTATCAACAGGACACGCTTGTGTAGGAACAACAACTATTGCTTCATCTAATACAAACGGCACAGTAAAAATAAATGGTATAGAAGTGATTGTTGTGGGAGCCCCTACAGTAGCTCATCCGGCACCACCTAACCCTCCTTGTCCAAATCACGTTAGATTTTTAAACGCAGGTTCATCAACTGTAAGGGTAAATAGTATTGCTGTAGGAAGAGTTGGTGATAGTGCTGATGCTGGTGCTATGACTTCAGGTTCTTCTAATGTTTTCTTTGGATAACGTATAAATATTACTGTTATGGCAAACTATGATGCTTCATCTACCAATAAAAGTAAAAGAACTACTAGAAAGTTTTTTACAGATATTGATTTAGATTTTACTAGAAATCCTGTTACTAATGATATTACAAAAATTGAAGATGTGGATGCTGTAAAACGAAGTGTTAGAAATTTAGTACAAACAAATTTTTATGAAAGACCATTTCATCCTGAAATAGGTTGTGGCGTTAGAGAATTATTATTTGAGCCATTTACACCAATTACAGGTATATTTTTAAAAAGAAAAATAGAAGAAGTTATTACAAACTTTGAGCCACGTGCTGTACTTAATGATATATCTATCGAACAAGATGATGATAGAAACAGATTAGAAGTAAGAATTTATTTTTATGTACGAGGAGTTCCTGAGCCGATAGTAGTAACAACATTTTTACAAAGGTTAAGATAAGATGTCAAGTCACAAATTAAATATTTCAGAATTAGATTTTGATAACATAAAATCAAATCTAAAAACCTTTTTACAAAAACAACCAGAATTTTCAGATTATAATTTTGAAGGATCAGGACTTTCAATTTTATTAGACCTACTTGCTTACAATACACATTACTTAGGTTTCAATGCTAATATGTTAGCAAATGAAATGTACCTAGACAGTGCTGACATCAGAAAAAATATTGTATCAATAGCAAAGATGTTAGGTTATACACCCACGTCTGCTAAATCTCCAACTGCTTCAATTAACATAAGAGTAAATAATGCTTCAGGTACTTCTATCACAATGACCAAAGGTACCGTTTTTAATACAACAATTGGTGGCACATCTTATCAATTTGTAACTAATTCAGATACAACAATAACACCTTTAAATGGTGTTTATCAATTTTCAAGTGTACCAATTTATGAAGGAACACTTACAACTTTTAGATATACAAAAAATACATCCGATGCTGACCAGAGATTTATTATTCCTACAAATCGTGCTGATACTTCTACCCTAAAAGTTACAATACAAAATTCATCGGTAGATTCAACATCATCTGTTTATACAAGAGCAACAGGAATTACAGAATTAACAAACACATCAAAAGTATATTTTTTACAAGAAGCTGAAGATGGTAAATTTGAAATTACTTTTGGTGATGGTGTTTTAGGAAATGCTTTAGATGATGGCAATATTGTTATTTTAGAATATGTTGTTACAAATAAAACAAACGCTAACGGTGCTTCAACATTTACTTTAAATGGTTCAATAGGTGGCTTTACAGACGTTTCAATAACTACTGTATCTAATGCTCAAGGTGGTGCTGAACCTCAAACAAAAGAGTCCATTCGTTATAACGCACCTTTACAATATGCTAGACAAGATCGAGCAGTTACAACAGGTGATTACGAAACACTTGTACAAGAAATTTATCCTAATGCTCAATCAGTAAGTGCTTGGGGTGGCGAAGATGATGAAACACCTCAATATGGTGTTGTTAAAATTGCTATTAAAGCGGCTTCAGGTTCTACATTAACAACAGCAACAAAAGAAAGTATTGTTACACAATTACAAAAATATAATGTTGCTTCTGTACGTCCAGTTATTGTTGATCCAGAAACAACAACAATTCTTTTAACATCTAATATAAAATATGATGAAAGAGCAACTACAAAAACTGCTGATACTTTAAAATCAAATGTTATTACAACTTTAACAAATTATAATACAAATACTTTATCAAAATTTGATGGTGTGTTCAGATATTCAAAAGTTACAGGATTAATTGATGGTACAGATGCTAGTATCGTATCAAACATCACAACATTAAAAATAAGAAAAACATTTACACCGACTTTAAATTCATCTACAAAATATGATGTGTATTTTAGAAATAGTTTATATAATCCTCATACAGGTCACCGATCTGCTGAAGGTGGTATTCTATCTTCTTCAGGTTTTAAAATTGTGGGTGATACATCTACTATATTTTTCTTAGATGATGACGGACAAGGTAATGTTAGACGTTATAGTTTATCAGGTGCTACAAGAGTGTATGCTAACAATACACAAGGTACAATAAGTTATTCTACAGGACAAATTACAATTAATTCTTTAAATGTTGCTTCAGTAGAAAATATTAGAGGTGCTGCTTCAACTGTTATAGAATTAACTGTACAACCAAATTCAAATGACATTATTCCTGTAAGAGATCAAATATTAGAAATAGATACTGCCAATTCAAATATCACTGTAGAGGCAGATACGTTTGTCGGAGGTTCTGCTGACGCTGGAGTAGGTTACACAACATCATCTAGTTACAGCACATAATAAGATATGGCAAAATTTACTGATAAAATTTCCAATCTTATCAATAGTCAGGCTCCTGACTTTGTATTAGAGCAACATCCTAAATTTTTAGAGTTCATCAAAACGTATTATACGTTTATGGAATCTGCCGAGTTAGTTGTAACTTCGGTTCAAACAACAGATGGTATTCAGTTAGAAACTGAAACAGCACAATCAAACACTTTATTATTAGACGGCTCACGTATTGATAGTGATAGAACACAATTAGATGCTGGCGATAAAATTATTTTAGAAAGTTCTGCCTTTGGTAAATTTACAAGAGGCGAAACAATCACAGGACAAACATCTAATGCCACAGCAACTGTTTTAGGAGAAGACTTAACAAACAATCGTTTGTTTATTTCAGCACAAGATAAATTTATAGAGGGTGAAACTATTTTAGGCGCTTCATCAAATGCTTCTGCTATTATTAACAATTACAAACCAAATCCTGTTACAAACATACAAGAGTTATTAAACTTTAGAGATCCTGATAAAGTCATATCAAACTTTTTAACAAAATTTAGAAATGAATTTTTAAACACATTACCTGAAACTTTAAATTCAGGTGTAGATAAAAGAACATTAATTAAAAATGTTAAATCACTTTATAGAGCAAAAGGAACTGCTAAAGCACACGAAGTTTTTTTTAGATTACTTTTTGGTTTACAATCTGAAACCATTTATCCTAGAGATCAGATGTTACGAGTATCTGATGGTAAATGGACAACAAATAAAATTTTAAGAACTATACAAACGTCTGCTCAAGTATTATCAGGCGATACTGCTGATTTAATTGGGCGAACAATTACAGGTGAAACTTCAGGCGCTACAGCAATTGTAGAAAACGTATTTAAATTTCAAATAGGTCCATATCAAGTTGTAGAATTTATTATTAATGATGATACAATTACAGGAACTTTTCAAACAGATGAAGTTATAAGAGGAACATCTACAGATGATGAAGATATTTTTATCAAGTCAACTGTCACAGGTATTCCGTCTGTTACAACTATTTCAAATGATGGTTCAAATTATTCTTCAACAGATAGTATATCTATTTCAGGTGGTGGTACAGGTTCTATTATTCAGGTTGATGGCGTTGGTCGTGGTGGTATTACAGAATTTATAATAGATGATGGTGGCTCTGGTTATGAAATCGGAGATGACTTAGTATTTACAAATACAAATACAGGCGGAGGTAATGCTTCTGCTAAAGTTTCACTTGTTAATGGTGGTTTTACACAAGAAGATTCAACATCTACAGTTGATGACCATATTGTTTTAGAAGATGAAACAGTAAGAGGTGATATTTACACTGGAAATAAAATTGTACAAGAAAGTGGAACAGGTTCAGGTGATATAACTGATATTAGAATAATTACAAACGGATCAAATTATATTACTTTACCAGTTGTTACAGTAGATGATACAAACGGTTCTGGTGCTTCTGTTTTTGCTTATGGATCTGAAATAGGAAGAGTTCAATCATTAAAGATTGTTGAATCAGGTGCTGAATATCAACAATCGCCAACACCACCTACTTTAACTTTACCGACTTATCTTTTAATTGCCGATAAATCTGGTGACTTTGTTGTAGGAGAAACTGTAACAGGATTAGACATAAGTTCAACTGTTGTTACGGCTACTGTTGTTTCATATAATTCTTCTACAGGAATTTTAAAATGTTCTAACGCTTCAGGAACATTTGCTGAAGAAACAATTATTACTGGTGATACTGCTGCCACAGCAACAATTAAAAAAGCCGATCAAGCCACTGCTACAGTTACAGTAAATGCTACTGCTGATACGGCAGGAACATATATTAATGAAGACGGTCACGTTTCAGAAAATACAATGCGAATACAAGATAGTTTATACTATCAGGACTTCTCTTATGTAATTAAAGTTGGTCGTACCATTAATGATTGGAGAGATTCGTTTAAGAAAACATTACACACATCTGGTTTCTATTTTACAGGTCAAGTAAACTTAGAAACCCAAGTTAGTGTTCAATTACAAAGTATTACAGGTATTAATACAGGTATTGATTATGAAGGACCTGCTCTTATACTTAATACTTTATTCTCTACAATTTTTGGAAGAAGATTGGGTACTGAAGATGATGGTACAACGTTACGTGCTACTCCAGAAATTGGAGTTAATCCTGACTTTGATGCTACATCAACACCAGATTTATTTACATCAAATACGAGAGATGTAACATTAACAAGAAAGATGAAAATATCTTTTCCAATTATTGTCAAACAAACAGTTCGAGGAACAGAATACAAGTTTGGTCACGCATATGCTGGACCACGTATGAAGACTTTAGATATATACGATAATCCTTTTGGGTCTAATAATATGTTTAGTGGATCTCATACAAATGCTAGAACAACTGCTTTTACGGCTTCAGGTCCTGGTTCAACAACTATGATTACACCATTAAAAATGGTCAATTGGGCAGATCATACTATTATAGGATTAAATAATTCATTAAACGGTACAGGTGTACAAATAGATGATTACAATAATGATAATTTAAAAACATATATTACTTGGCCAACAGAAATTAGAGCAACATTACCTGGATTTACTTTTGATAGAACAGGTACAACTTATGACACAACAGCATTTACTTTTGACAAAACATTTTAATAGATAATGTATAAATATTAGAAAGTTTAGAGAGAATCAATGGCAAAACAAACAATTAATATCGGTTCAATAGCAGACGACGGTACAGGTAGTACAATACGTGCTGGTGGTGATATAACAAACGATAACTTTAATGAATTATATACAAAATTAGGAGATGGTACAACTCTTTATAGTTTAACATTTCCAAACGCTACTGATACAGTCGTAGCTAGAAGTACATCAGATACTCTTTCAAACAAGACTATAGACGCAGGTATCATATCTACAAGTTTAGATATGAATGGCACAGAATTAATATTAGACGCTGATGCTGATACTTCTATTACAGCAGACACAGACGATCAAATAGATATTAAGATTGGTGGTAATGATAGAATTACTTTACAATCTGGTATAGTTGACTTAAAAAATGATGGTTCAGAGTCACAAATTAAACTATA